TCAACTTGTTTTTTCTTGTAGATTGGATGTGTCTTACTTTTTCAATAACATCTTCTCTATTTTCTGTTAAATCGTCAGGGTGCATTCCAGTCCAAAGTGTAATGTGTTTTCTTTGGATAATTTTGGGGTTGTCTTCAAAAAATATTTGTAAAACATTGTATCCCAAATTGAATGCGTGGTTTGCAATTTTTGTAGTAAATGTAGACTTACCAACCCCAGTAGGTGCTAATATAACACCAATTTCTCCTTTTGCCAAACCTCCACGAAGAAGATTGTCAATGCCGGGGATTCCAATTGGAACTGGGTGTCTATAGTCGTCATCTAAAACCTCATCAAGGTTAAAGAAAACATCGGTTGTTCCTTTATCAACTTCACCAACCTGTAAGGCTCCTCTTACCATCTCTTCTAAGTGGTCGTAACTTTCAAAATCACCCTTATCGATAATTGATTGTGCTTTAGTCATAACCTTCTGTAATTCTTGTTGTTTACAGAATTTTAATGACTTCTCTTGAACAAAGATAGAACCTTCATCAGATACATCTTTTACTTGTTGTAATGTATCCAAAACACTCTTCTGAGCCATTGGAGAAGAGATTTCTGACTTTGTAAGTTGTTCTAAGGTATCAAATGTAGGGGTATGTTCATATTTTGAATAATACTCCTTAATCATTTGACAGATGATACGAAAATATTGGTTATCAAAGTAATGTGGGTCAATAACTTCAAGAATCGAATTTGAGAAATCCTTATATAAAATGATGTTGTTTAATAACTGTATTTGAAAGGTATTCCCTAAGTATCCGAAGCTTTTTTTGTCTGACATATATTATGATTTTTTCTTTTTGTATATGATAAATATGATTAAACTAATGAATAGTTTAGGTAATTGTAAGATAAATTTTTAGCTGAAAAAATGTCAGTAAGATCCCTTAATATGTTTTTTATGGATGGTCGTACATCCAGCGTATATCTTACCTTTGGTGGGTATAGTTTACCATCAATTACATAGTGACAAATTGTCTCATTTCCGACTCTTAAAATAATGTTAAATGTTTCGGGTCCATCTGTATTTGATGTTTCAAGAACCGATTGGTCCTCTTCAATTTGGAATCTATTTTCCAACATGTAAACAGCACATTTGTTTCTAAGTTGTGTTTGCAAATCTTCTCTTAAACCGAACATGTAGTTCATAAGTTCAAGACTCCCTTTGGTTTTTGGGTTATACCCCTTTACGTTGAAGAATCTTTGAACTACAAAGTTGTTGTTCAATGTAATAAGAAATTCAACTTTTGTTACGTCGTTTTGTTCTTTCATAATTTTTAATTTTTGTTTTTGAATTTTGACTTTTCTTTTCTTGTTAACTTTAAAAATGGTTTTAAAAAATAAATCCAACCGTCATCTTGTTTTGGTAGGTACTTAAATAAACCGTCTTCCATCATCATACGAATTAGATTTTTATAACCCCTACCATCAGGGTCTAATGATTCTGAATAATACGCATCAACTAAATCTTTACCTTCTTGATTTACGAGTGGTTCATCTAAATCAATTAGTTTTTTGTTTATTACATAGTACTCTTCACCAAATACACCCTCTTTTGTCTTACCTGATAAAAGGTTTTGTAATGATTTGTTGTCTTTATTTTCTTTGAGGAGTTCCTCGCCTTTTGTTAAAATATCGGGTATTTCTACTACTCTTTCAAGTAGTTCAGGGAAAAACTTAAATAGGGTTTTTTCACCTAAATAAAAAATACCATCAATATTATCGGATGAATCACCAGTGAGGATTTTGATTGTTTTGACATTAAAGTGGGGAACTTCAAAATCACTCATTTTGATAGTGTCCCCCATCTTATAATATCTTTTTGTGGATGGTGAATAGATAGTTACCTTTTCAGAAATTAATTGTGTTAGGTCTCTATCACTTGAGAATATAGTTTTATTCTCATCTTCAGAAATTTTACAGTAGTAAGCAATTAAATCATCAGCCTCTGAATGTTCAACTTCAACTTGTCTAACAAACATCTCTTCAAGATATTGTTTAACTCGTTGCTTCTGACTTTCATAAGAAGCTTGTTTAAACTCATTAGAGTCGTCCTTACGATTTAATTTATACTTAGGGTAGATAATCCTTCTTTGAGATGAATTCGTATCACTGTCCCAAAATACAACAACTTTGTTATAGTTGTTTTCTTCCAAGAACTTTCTTAAAGTATTTAAAAAGTGCCAAATAGCACCAATATGTTGTCCGTTGTGAAAGTAATCTTTCACCCCATGAAAACCAATTTTAATCAAATTGTTTCCATCAACCAATAAGGTTTTTGTCACTTTTTTTGTTTTTGATTGTTACTACTCTACTTCTTCTTTTTCTGCTTTCAAATCAAAGTCACCATCAACTCCGATTATTTCCTTCCAATACTCGGCATATTCTTTTTTGTATTGTTCGATTGATGCCTTTTCTTCGGAAGCTTCTTTTCCTGGTAAGAAACCGTGTGGTGTTACGATAATCTTTCCATCTTCAAAACCAAGTCCGTTAATGTGATTTTTCATAACAGACACCTTAGTTCTTGATGCAAACTTCACAGTTCTCTTATCTTTAGTTGCGGTAATTTTTGTAGTACCAGCACCTTTTTGATTTCCAAATAAGAATACTAATGAAGAGTTCAACCAAATAGCTTCACCACCTTTTGCTTTAATTTTAGGTTGTCCGAATGGATTGTCAGGTAATTCAACCCAAGGTTGATTAACAATGATTAAGGTGTTTTCATATTTAGAGTCCGCTTTACGTGAACCTGAAATACGTTGGTTAATTCCCATCCCAATCTTGTCAGCTAAAACACTTGCGTTGTGTTGTTTACCTCCTTTACCTTCGTAAGTCATTTTACATGGAACAGAACCAACTGAGTCCCACATAATACATAATGAATAATCTAAATCACCCTTTTCTTGAGCGTCTAATAAATCATTGATGTAATCTGTGATTTGTTCAATATAATCAAAGTTATTATTGAATATATAAAAACCGTCCCACTCTAATTCTCCTGTTTCTGTATCAACAACTTCCTCACATTCAAAACCCATTAACTTAGCGTGGTCAAACGACCATTTTTGTTCAGTGATGATGAATACAGGTAAAATACCTTTCTTCTGAGCATCAACCGCAGTCTTAACTAATGCCGTAGTCTTACCCGTATCTGAATGTCCTAAGAACATATTGATGTGTCCCATCGCGGGGCCAGGTAAACCAACCGCATCCAAAAACGGTGCACCAAGGTCAAAGAATCTTTGTGGTTTATACTTTGCCGATGTGGAAAATTTCTTTTTAAGTGAACTAAAGTCGTTCTTTTTAATAGCCATTATAGTTCGTAAATTTTAAAATTTGTTATAGTTTCCAACTTATCTTTAGCATCTGTAAGTTGTCCAACTAAATTATCCATCTCTTCTGTGTGTTGTGGATGTTCACCAATCCCAACAGGATTTGTGAAATAAACATAAAGTCTTGCTTCAGCGTCAGCAATTTCTGCTTCATATTTTTTAACTAATGCTTCTTTTAATTTTTCTGCAATCACTGGTTTCATTTTGTCTTTTTAATTTGTTTATAAAAAAAAGCATGGACACAATATGTTTAAAAGTATCCATGCTTAATTAAATTTAGAATGGCAAATCTTCTGCTGGTTCTTCGTCTGCTTGTGGGTCAACAGGAGTTGGTGTTTCTTGTTTTGCCCCTCCAAGTGAAATTTCAGCAGCTTCACCGTAAACATATTTTTTAAGTTCAGATGACCACATTGGTGTCTCACCAACTGCAACTGCTTCTAAATATTCTACGGGTTTTTTTGAATACACATCATTCCATGTAAGTTCATCTTGGAGCCATCCTTCCATGATTTCTTTATCCTCGTGTAAAGGTTGAGGGTCATCATACATGATTGTTTGAATAACGGTATACTCTTTTCCTTGTGGTGTTTTTGCCTTTGTAAGTTCGATGATTAAATCGCGACCTTTCTCAGCGTCAGTTACATCACCTTTAGCTTTCCAAATAGGAAGAATTTTATCTAACACACCTTCTTGTTTGTAGTTGTGTTTGAATCGCCAGAATTTAACACCATCTTGTTCATTGTCACGGTCAATTACTTTTACGATGTAAAATAAACGTGAACGGTATTGTGATGCTAATTCTTTGTCTTCTTTCTTACCTGTTGAAATAAGTTCATTATAAACTTCAGTCAAAGGTGAACGTTCGTTGTCATTTTTTTCAGGGTC